CTCGCTGATATCGGTGAGGCCGACGCCGTATTCCTTGCTCCGCCCCGGGCTGTCGAGCGACGTGCGATCGCGGTATTCTTGGGTTTCTTCCGGGATCCCGACCGTCTTGCAGCCCGGGATCTCGGTCCAGGTTGCGCCGTCGTCCGACCAGTTGATGGTGCAGAGATCGCCGGCAATGACCTTGTCTGCCATTCCTTCATCCTTTCAAGATTGTGAGAGAGAGCCGGTGACCCGACCGTTGTTCAGGCGCGATAGCGCACCAGGATGTCCAGCATTTGAAGCCGGACCACATCGCCGTCGGTTTCCGAGGTGGAATCCCGCCGGGATATCTCTTTGCAGCGGATCACCGATCCTCCGCGGAAGTCTGTCAGCGTCCGGGAGACAAGCTCGGCCAGCGCCAGCATCTCCGCGTAGCTTGTCGCGTAGACGTTCACCTGCACCCGCGCCGTTTCGTTGCCAGCGCGCGACTTCAGCGCATACTCCGTCCGGTTGCTGATCCGCTGCAGCGTGATGCGCGGAAAGCCTGCGCCCTGGTCGAAGCCGCCCCAGACCACGGAGGGGCACAGCGGGGCCAGCGCACTGTAGAGATCAAATTCCATCAGCTGGTCCCTTTCGTCGCCTTGCGCGCCGCCCGCGCGGCCGCCTTCTCGATCTCGGCCCAGACCTCGCGGCGCAGGATGGCCAGCATGTCCGCGAGGTTCGCGTCCCACGCCGGCCGCATGAACGGGTCCGCCATGACCGCACCCACGTACTTGCCGCTGGCGTGGGTCCTTGGTCCCGTGCCGAACTCGACCAGGTGCGCATGCGGCGCCGGCGACCCGTCGCTCTCGACCGGGCCCACGTAGAGCGTCACCCGGGACGGCCCCCGGTCCCCCCGGGCCTGCCCGTACTGGCGCGGTGTGAGGCGACTGGTGATCGCGATCTCGAAGGCGGAATTGTCCGCCGCCTCCGCCACCGGCTGCAGGGCGCGTCGCATGGCGCGGCGCATCACGCCCTTGGCCGTACCGCGCGCGAGCTCCGCCAGCGCGCGTTCGATATCGCCCGCGCCCTCGATCTTCAACTTGACCGACATGGGTCTATGCCGCCGGCATGCGCCAGGCCGTGAGCTCGAAGCCCAGGCGGAACCCTACGGGCTTTGAGCCTATGATCTGCCAGGTCGCACCGTCCAGAAAGACCCGATAGGTCCCATCGACCGCTGCAGTTAGAGCGGAGTAGGCAACCGTAATGCGGGCATCCGCTCTCTGCTCGACCGCCCCGGCGCGCCAGCGCTCCCCATCTGAGACCGGTACAACCTTTGCCCAGAGAGTGATCACTTCCTCCCAACCGCTTGGACGGGTTTCACCGAGTTCGTTCTTTGCTGAAATCGGTGCCAGAAGCGTGACCCGGTGTTCTCGAGAGCTGGACCGCATCAGCGCCACCAGGTCTTGTGATTGGCAACCAGCCGCGCAATCGAGAGCGGCACCTCGACCGGCGTCCCCTCGAAGCTGACCGGCTCGCGCACCTCGTAGAGGTGGGCCGCGAAGAGCAGAATGGCATGGGCGATCTGCGGCGGCACCGAAGCCGCAAAGGCACCATATCCCGCCACGTAGGTGATGCGCAGCGGCGCGCGGTGCTTGCCCGGGCGCAGCCAAGCGGCCGCGACCAGGTAGCGTCCTGCATCCTCGAAGAGCTCGGCATCCGCGATGGCGATCTCTTCCCACTTCTCCGCCGAGGTGTAGACCTCGACCTCGGCGAGCGCGGAGACCGGGGCAAGCGTCAGCTCGACGGCCCCGCCCGGCGCCGGCACGACCGCGTAGCCCTCTTCCCATGTCTGCGCGATCAGCGCCCGCCCCAGCTCGCCGTCGTCGCCGTCGAACTGCGCCACGGCAACGTCGAGGCAATGCTGCAGAAAGACGTCATCCTCGCCCGGCTCGCGCCGCACGTGTGCCTGCAGGGTTGCCAGATTGACCGGCTGCGCCGCCGGCGCACTGATGCGCTTGAGCGTCATGGCTTATTCCTGCGCCTCGGTCGGCTCGGTCGGCTCGGTCGGCTCGGTCGGCTCGGTCGGCTCGGTCGGCTCGGGAGCGGGCTCAACAGGTTGCGCCTCGGCGTCAATCGGCTCCGCGTAGCCGGCGCGCACCAGGTCCACGCCGAGCCAGTCTTCAACCGTCGGCGTCTGCCCGACGATGTAGCTGAAGGTTGCGCCGGAACAGTTCGTCGTGATCTGGATTTTCATCGAAGAGTCCTTTCGTCAGGGAACAAGGATTTGGCCTGCGGGGCATGGGGCCTGCAGGGGAGCTTCGCTCCTTCGAGCAACGTCGAATTAACAGTGTTTCGCAGTTTGTTTCTGGCGCGGTCGACATTTGACTTGCCTTTGCCCACTGCAAGGCCAGTTCAAAGAGGAACCATGGCGTAGCCGCTATTCGCCTCGTCGACGACGACGTCCAACCAGGCTATCCGTGGAGATTTTCTTGTGATGCGTTCTCACGCCAAATACTTCTGGACCGGTCTCGGCCTTTCGGTCTTTGGGGCGATATTACTTACTGGAGAAGCCCTCGTTTTTGGCGGCGACTTCTTGCCCCCGATCACAACGCCTCACACGCTACTGCTCCCTCTTGGAGAGGCCTGCCTGCTAACCGGCGCACTCTCACTGCTTGTCTTTTTCCTCAGAAGCGAATGACAGCGAAGGACGCAACGAACGCCCGGACTTCCCGTGACCGGCAGCTGTGTTGAGTCAACATTAGCATGCCCAACCTCAGCCACTGCTGATCACTAATCTCTAGAAAAGTATACTTCGCAGACCGCGCGCATTGACGGAGAGACTCGCCATGCAAGTTCTGGCGGATCGCCCAAAGCGGCCCAGTTGCAGATCTGATAGGCGTGAAGATCCGCGCAATCTATGAGGGACTTGAGAAACCAAATCCATCGATTGTCCTGGTCCAAGTCAACGTCAGAGTACTCAAAGGCATGAATGATCATGTCTGCTAGAACGAAACGCACGTCGTCCTGGCCCGAGGTTTCCTTGTAAAGCGACAGGTAGCGGTCCAGATCCGTGGGCTTCACAACTTTGAATGCCCAATCTTGGGTACCTGGTAGTTCTGGTAGGTCAAGACGCCTTGAAACAAACTTAATTGCGTCCTCAGTGTGAAACCGTACCTCTGGTTCGATCAACTAACTGTCCCCAATCAGCTTCGTTGTTACGTTCCTGCGGAACCCTCGCCTCACAACAAATCATGGTTTGACTAGTTGGGACCTAAAGTGATCTCTCACTCTAAAGTCTGAAGATTCACTCTTCCCCCGTCCAGTGGTAATATTCCCACCGAGTACAGCTATAACTTGTACTGCCGAGATGCAGGCGAACTTCTGCCACCTCTCACACCGGGTAGCCGTCACAGCTGAACCCAAGCGTGTCAGGAGTTCCTAATACTCAGATGCTGAAGAACGCGCGGAGTTCAAGACTTGTGACGAGGTAGACGATACCGAATGCTTAGAGACGGTCCGGTGCCATTGCGCGGGGCGAACACCAACTCATCATCAGACCACATCTCCTTGATCATCGCCTCGCAACACAGTGGGATACGGTAAGTCGGGTTTGTATCCCCTTGGACCTCGTGATTAAGCCCCGAGGCACTAATCGTTGCGGAAGCTCGCCCTTGAATCTCTGCGTCCTTTAGGAGACGCCGAAGGGCGTCCCTAAAATTCTCAGAATCTGGCACGACCGAGAGCATCCTTTGAAGCTACCACAGAAAATGCACACCCTTAACACGGCCGCATCGGAAAACCGCATCGCTAACTGCAAGACCTGACGCGCGTTCCCATGTAAGTTCTGCTGCTCTCGTGTTTCGTTGAAGGGTCTCCTCTGCTATGCTCGCCCTCTAAGTATCCGACCTGACCCTCCATGATTGTATCCAAAAGCACCCAAGAACGACAGCTCCCAAGTCATCTTGCACCACATGATACCGCGCTTGCGCGCCTATTCTTCGCGCTTAGCGACCCTGTCCGCCTCGCTCTCGTACGGGAGCTGGCTTTCTTCGGTCCAAAGCCAATCAGAGACTGTACAACGTTTCGCACAGGCACTCCCAAGACAACAAAGTCGCACGCCATAAAGGTTCTCCGAGAAGCCGGGATTATTCAAAGTGATCAATGTGCATCCGGGCGCCTACTTAGTCTGCGTCGCGATGACCTAGACCAGCAGTTCCCTCACCTTTTGGACGCCATCTTAAGCCTACCTGAACCACGATCGGTTTAGCTCCGGCCAGCTTCGTGCATTCGTTCCCGAAGCCAGCGCACTCCCAGCCCAAGCTGACATACCGAGTTTTGTGCTGGAAATGAATCGCCCCTGAAAATGTTGACAGGTGACTGCCACTCACGGCACCCTAACAAGGACTAGCCTCGAAACAGTCTTTGCGACTGAGATCGCGCCAAACTAGTGGCGCGATCTCGACGAGATCAGCTCAAAGCTTCCATTTTCTCACCCCGCCGCCATCTGCAGCGTCTTGATCGCCTTGGCGTGGCCGATGGCCCCGTCGATGCGGTGCACGCCCATGATGCCGAGGTTCGGGAAGAACTTCTCGCGCGCCACGCCCAGCAGCGGGTTGCCCACCTTGCGGACGTAGTATTGCGAGAAGTCGCCGTAGGCGATGGTCTTGGCCGAGGCCGCGATCTGCGCCATCGCCTGGTTGAAGGAGACCGGGCGATTGTTCAGCGTCGCCGGGACACCCTTCGTCACGTCGCCGTCCGACCAGATGTAACGCCCGTTGCTGTCCTTGATCTTGCGGAGCGTCTTCACGGTCTGGTCATGCATCTGGAAGCGGACCTTGGGCCCGGAGCGATAGGCCGGATCGACCGAGTGCTCGAGCTCCATGATGTCGTCGAAAGTCAGCGCGGCCGCCGAGGCGGTGGTATGGCCGACCTGCGCGCCGGTAACGAAGCCAAGTGGTTCGTTCACGCCGGTGCCCACGGTCAGCCACGCATTGCCCTTGCGGCCCAGGCGCTCGCCGATCAGCTTGCCGAGCAGGCTCTCGAAGCCGAAGGCCGAGTCTTGTGCCAGCTCGAAGGACCACTTGATCCAGGGCGTGACAAGCGTATGAGCGAGCAGCTGGGTCTTCGCCAGCACGATATCGCCGGTGTCATCGTCGACACCCTCATCGCCCTCGGTGTGCGGGTTGGCCTCTTCGGCGGTATCGTCCACCTTCGGCAGGTCAAAGGGCGCACCGGTTGCAAGGTTGATCTCGGTTGCGACGTTCGCATCCATCATCGGGCCGTGGGCAGCCATGGCGATATTGATAGCATTGGCCAGCGTGGTCGGAACCAGGAAACCGCCCGTCGCGCCGGTGCCCAAAGTCTGGGTCCGGATTTCACGGGCGCCGGCCCGCAGCGCCTCGCGCACCTCCTTGTCGAGATCGGAGATATCCGCACCCGACGCCAGGAACTGGCGGAAGGCCTCGCGGTATTCTTCGCCAAAGGTGTCGCCCGCCGAGTGGGTCACGTCTTCCTGCCCGGGGCGACGCGCCTCACGCTCCTCGCGCTCGCGCTCTTCCTGGCGGCGCTCCTCGTCCTGCTGCGCCTTGCAGGCCCGCTCTTCGCGGCCAGCTTCCTTCACCAGCTCGTCGTACTGATCCATCAGCTTGTCGAACTGATCATTGGCCGCGCGCGCCTCTTCCTTCGGCGTCTTCTCGGTGATCTTCGACCGGACGTCGTTCGCCTCGGTCAGAACCTTCTGCGCCTTCTCGCGCAGCTCTTTCACTTTCGTCATTGCCCTGCCTTTCGATATGTAGGGTAACTGCGCCTGCCCAGGGCGCCGGGAACGGGCGGGGTCGGCTGGTCAGTCCAGGCCGGACAGACGCGAGCGCATCTGCATCTGGCGGAGGAAGAATTCACTTCCCGCGCCCAAGGCCGCGGTCTTGGACCGCAAGCCGATCTCGGTGCCCTCGTAGGCGGGATCCGTCACGATCGACACGTCGTAGAGCTTGACCTGGTGGATCGAGCGCACTGCATAATTGCCGGTCTCGTCCCAGGTCTCCTTTTCCGAGATGAAGGCGAAGCTCATCTTGCTGAGATCGCCGCGCTTCATCTTCGGCAGGATGCGCTGCACGTCCGGATCCGAGGCGTCAAAAGCCGTATCGACCCGCAGGCCCCGCTCGTCCTCGGTCAGCGTCAGGGTGCCCGAGCTGGTGCGCGCCAGCGGCAGGCCGCCGTGGTTGATCAGGAAGGTAACGTCATCGCCGCGCTTCAGCGCCTCGGTGAAGGCGCCGGGCTCGATCACCTCGGCCCAGCCCCAGCTGTCGAGCGGACCGATCTCGGTCTGCTCCCCGAAGACAGCCGCGTAGCCGGTCACATGGATTAGGTCGCCCTCGGCCGCGCGCAGCTCGACGGGCGCGACGGCGCAGTAACGCACCTCGCGTTGTGGGTCGCTCATCGCGGCCTCCTTTGCTGTATTAACTTGGGCGTGTTGCCAGGCTTGTATTTTGCTGTGCTAGCCACTATGTAAGGCGTGCAAAGCTTCTTCCTTTGAACATCTGTTACCTAGCGGCCTCAGTTGATCTTATGACGACACTGGGCCAAGTCACTGCGTCATGCGAGTGGCAAGAAACTAGGAGATATCACGATGGCCAATGGCACCGTGAAATGGTTCAACCAAACCAAAGGCTTCGGCTTTATCGCACCGGAAACCGGTAGCAAGGACATCTTCGTCCATATTTCGGCACTGGAACGCTCCGGCATCCAGAGCCTTGATGACGGCCAGGCCGTCACCTTTGACGTAGAAAGCGGCCGTGACGGTCGCGAAAGCGCGAGCAATCTCGCTCTCGCGTAACACGTCTGCATGCATGACGTTTGAAGGGGCAGCCATTTGGCTGCCCTTTTTATGTTCTGCTCAAAGAGGATGCTAGCAGAAAGCCTCTCCTCGTACCGACCGCTTCATCGAGGCCCTTCCTGTGAGCGCGATCGGTACCGCGCCCTCGCGCCGTGCGATGAAATGTTTATTGGTTTGAAGCTGGACATGAACCAGAAATCCTAGACAAGAAGTCAGCAGCAAACCTCACGGCTTCGTACTAACGTTCTCGGCTAAGACATCCAGACCTTCAACTTCGGGTCTTGCATGCTTCTTTCACCATTTCTGGAAGCTTAATGAAATCAACCGGCTTAGTGATCACCTTGGACACTTTTAGCCCAGCCAGCTCCTCTGTCAGCTTGTCCGAGCAGATCGCTGTAAGGAACAGTGCTGGAGTGTCTTGAAACTCTGCTTTTTCACGAATAGCAGACAGGACCTCCGCACCAGTCATCCCGGGCATATTAAAGTCGAGCAATAGAACTTGAGGCCGAAACGTTTCGACGGCACTTATGGCGCTCTGCCCGTCCGTACACTGAAGAACCTCAAACCCTCCGAGTTCCACCAGTGACATTCGCACCAGCTCACCAATGAACTCATCATCATCGACGTGCAGAACACGCATCAGGTACAGTTGTTCACCAAATTCGGTGCCTCTCTGGATCTGCAAGGCCCCCGCCTAGTTCATAGTTGACCATGGGGAAGGTGAAACTTCAACCAACTTCGCATTAGTGCGGACTTCTTTCACAAATGTGTTTCGCCGTCTCCGCCCCCCGCCTTCGCGAATGCCTTGCCCGCGAACTCGATTGGCACGGTGGCACCCTGCACCAGCAGCGTGTCGCCACCCTCTTTCGGTGGCCGGTTCTCCAGCTCGCGCCCCTCGTTCGGAGTCAGCAAGCCGCTCTGGATCGCGCGCACAATGGCCTCGATCCGCGTCTTGAAGTCCTCGCGCATGACGCCGCAGTCGTGAAAAGTCACGTAGCGCTTGAAACCCACGGAGCACCGTTAACGTGATCTAATGATCAATACGCTTCACCCGGGACCACTAGTTGTGCCTTGCGAAGCTCGCTTCCTCGGCCGAGCACTGAATCGCGCTCAAGCACTCTATTGATGTGGTTGGGGTTCACCCAAGATAGCCGGAAGCACTCAATAGGACTACCTTAGAACTATCTGTCTTGCCCCGACCCTGCCCGGAGAGAAATCGCTGCGTACAAACTGATAGTTCGCACGCAGCGCAGTAGCTACTGCATCGCCTTGCTCATGAACTGCTCGACTACATTTGACATGTCGAACGACGCACCTCCCTGTACCGGCGGATAGTCGGCAAGGGACTGCAGATGCTCCTGCATCAAAACGTTCATAGGTTGCATTAGCCACGACACCTTTTGCATCAGGTGTCCGTAAGCGTCTGTGCTCGAATAGCTTTCGAATGGATCCATCCGGATGTTGAAAACCATCGGTGCGGTACGGGCCTGAAGGCTGTCATAGTAGTCCTCTTTGGTGGAGAAGTGGAACTTCCATGGCCCCATTCGAACAGCAGTAAGTTTGCTCTCGTAGTAGTAGAAAATGCTATTCCGGTTCGAGTGGTCCTGTTCACCTGTCCAGTATGGAAGGTTGTTGACCCCATCGATCACCTGCTGCTTTTCTTCCATTACCTCTGCTGCGACGTCTTCGATTCCAGCAGCGGCCGCAAGGGACGTAAACATGTCCTGATGTCCTTGAATACCATTCAGAACAGCTCCCTCTGGGAAGTGCCCGGGCCACCGGATCATTGAGGGAACACGCACACCACCCTCATAGGTGGTCATCTTTTCGCCGCGGAACGGCGTCGTTCCGCCGTGCGGCCAAGAATTGTGTTCCGGACCATTGTCTGTCGAATACCAAACGATTGTGTTGTCTGCGAGGCCCTGCTCATCCAGCCAGTCAAGCACCAGCCCGATGTCGTGATCATGCTGCAGCATACCTGAACCGTAGAGATCTGCCTCCGAAGTGTACTCTTCCGCTGCATAGCGCCACTCATCGTTCAGACGGGTGTATAGATGCATGCGAGAAGTATTGAGCCAAACGAAGAACGGTTCACCTGCTTCCTTGGCACTTGCCATGAAGTCGATAGCAAGCGGTATCACCTCGCCGGCGTCGAAATCTTTCATCCGTTCCTGAGTTAGCGCTCCGGTATCTTCAATCGTTTGCTTCCCGACACGCCCGAAGCGAGGTTGCTCGGTAGGATCGTCTGTCTCACTTGCAAAGGAATGGATCACCCCCCGTGTCCCGAACTGTGCCTCGTACTCTTCGAGTGAGCCCGAGAACGCCTCGCCGAAGCGCTGATAATCGCGCTGCTCTGCTTCCTCTTGGGTGTTCAGGTGATAGAGATTACCGAAGAATTCATCAAAGCCATGGACAGTCGGGAGGTGCTCGTTGCGGTCGCCCAAGTGGTTCTTGCCGAAATGCCCCGTTCGATAGCCGACATCCTTCAACTCCTCCGACAATGTTGGCGAGCCGGCCTGAAGTCCAAGCGACGATCCCGGTTGTCCAACCGTCGTCATACCTGAGCGGATTGGATATTGCCCCGTGATGAAAGCCGCCCTGCCTGCGGTACAGCTTGGCTGGGCGTAGTGGTCACTGAAGCGAATGCCTTCATTAGCAATGCGATCGATGTTCGGGGTCGAGTAACCCATTGTGCTGATGCCGTAGGACGACAGGTTCTGCCACCCGATGTCATCGCCCCAAATCACAAGAATGTTTGGCTTTGTTGGTGCATCTTGCGCCAACGCAGGTCCTGCCAGGCCCAGAATTGCGAAGGGTAAAGCCATGTATAGGTATCGAGACATCAGTCCTCTCCTTTGCGGTATGAAATGTAGAATCGAAATCTAATTAGTAGGTTAGCACACTTCTTGCGGGTGCAGTTGAGGAAAACTCGCGCCTAAGCGCCAGCCTGCAAGACAAGGAATTCGTCCCTTAACCATCGGCGCCTATCGCATTCTCGAAGCTGACTTCATCGGCTCATTCTTGCTTCTCAGATTGATCGTTTCCCCCCTTCGCGAAGGCCTTACCTGCGAGCTCGATCGGCACGGTGGCGCCCTGCACCAGGAGCGTGTCGCCACCCTCTTTCGGTGGCCGGTTCTCCAGCTCGCGCCCCTCGTTCGGGGTAAGCAGGCCATTCTGGATCGCGCGCACGATGGCCTCGATTCGCGTCTTGAAGTCCCCGCGCATGATGCCGTCGAGGTTCAGTTTCACGTAGCGCTTGGAGCCGCGCCCGAAGACCTTGAGCGTGAGCTCCTGCTCGAACTTCTTCACCCAGCGCCGCAGCGTGTGCTTGACCAGGTGCAAGTCCTGGTGCTCGACATTGCTGTAGTTGCCTTTGCTGAGCTCCTGCAGGAACACCGGCGGCAGTTGGTAGATGCGCGCCACCTGCCCCACAGCAAAGATCTGCACCGGCGTCAGCTGCATCTTTTCCGGATCATCGCCGAGGCGCTGAAGGTCATGCCCCGCCGGCAGCGGCAGCACCGGCTTGCCCTCCTCGGCCGAGCGGCGCGTCACCTTCATCAGGTCCGCCGCCGCCCGCATCATTTCCTTGGCCGCCGTGAACGGCCCCTTGAGCACGTAGGGCGGCACCCCGTTCTTGCCGAAGACGGTGAGCGCGTAGCGGTTCGCGTTCAACCCCTGCCGGATCGCCGAGGCGCAGGTCATCACCGGGTTGTAGCAGTTCACGTGATCCGCCTTCAGCAGGAAGGCGATGTCGATCACGTCCTTGCCCTCGTAGGTCTTCGTCTTCCCCGAGGGCTCGGTGTAGTCGTAGAAGAGCCGCCCCTTGGACTTGCGCACCGTGGTGCGATGGTACTCCATCGGGAAGAGGTTGATCACCTTGCCCCCGCGCCGCTCGATGTAGGTATAGGCCCGACCGGGACCGAAGACCTCGGCGAAGAAGGTCTCGCGCCACGAGAAGCTGGTGGTGCTGTCGTTGACCGCCGCCCCCAGCACATCGGCCACCCCGCCCGTGATCTTCTTGTCCCCGCCCGGCTCGCCCGTCTTCTCGTAGACGTCGATCGGCAGGCCCGCCATGGCGGCCGAGAGGAAGTTGATCGCGGCCCAGACCCCCGGAAGAGAGAGCGCCTCTTTCATGGTGACGCCTTCCGACACCTCGCCCGTCAGCACCTCGGTGATCGCGGTCACGCCGCTGTCCACCAGCACCTGCGCCCGCTCTTCCGGAGCCGCCTTGGCGCGCCCGAACCTCAATCCAAGTCCCACAGTTCGCCCTCCAGCGAGAATCCATCATCGGCCCAGGGCGAGGTTTCCTTGCCCCCGCGCTCGCGGCACAGCGCCATGCCCGTCGCCATGGCCAGCGAAACCATGCCGTCAATCCGGCCATGCGCCTTTTCCTTGTCGAACATCCGGTGCCCGGTGCGGTTCTCGGCATAGGTCACCGAGGCCGCCATGCTGTCGAGCAGCGGATTGACCGCCACCACCTGGCGCCCGTCGTAGATCGCGTTCTCCAGCTTGTTGATGGAGTCCGGCATCCAGAGGTAGACCTCGACCTCCTCGCCCGGGTTGGTCGGGTCCGGCACCTTGTCGAGCACCCGCTTCTGGTAGCCCTGCGGGTGGATCTCGGTCGGCAGCACCAGCCCCTTTTCCGTCAGGCTGTCCTTCAGCCGCTCGAGCCCGTACTGGTCGCAGGCGATCACCTCGGGCATGTAGCGCGAGTTCAGGTCAGCAAGCGCGTCCGCCAGCCACGGATACTTGAGCCGCTCCCCCGGCACCGCCTCGATGTGCCCCTGCTTGGCCCAGAGGTCATAGGGGGCCTGGTCGCGCCCCGAGCGCTCCAGCAGCGTATCCGCCGGCGTCCAGAACCAGGTCTTGGCCGCGAGCTTCTCCGCGTCCTTCGTCGCGTCCAGTACCCAGACCAGCGTCAGCGCCGAGAAGTCGCGCACCTGGCTGAGGTCGAGGCCACCGAAGCAGGGATAGCCTGCCTTTGTCAGCGCCTCCGGGTCCACCTCGCCGTGACAGGCGATCCAGGCGTCGCGCTTGATTGCCGCCTTCACCGATTGCGTCCACTGGCAGAAGTGCAGCCGTGCGATGCCGTTCCGCTTGCCCGGCATCATCTTTGCCTGGTTGACCACCTTCTGCAGGTATTCCTCATCAATCGTCACGCCCAGCAGTGGGTTCACCTTCACCCAGCAGCTCGGGTCGTTCTCCCAGTCGTCACCGTCATCCAGCGAGCAGATGAAGGCGAAGGTGGAATCGTCCTCGATCAGTCCGGTCACCACGTTTACGCCGTGCTGATGCTCTTCCCAGCAAATGGACTTCTTGTCCGTCCCCGAGTTCGTCGCCATGCAGAGCAGCGGCTGCTTGCGGAATTTGAAGCCCCGCTCCAGCATGTCGATCACGTCCCGGTTCGGGTGCTCGTGCACCTCGTCGGTCAGCGCGCAATGGGGACGCGGCCCCGACTGCGCCTTCTCGGCCGAGAGCGGGCGGAACTTCCGCTTGTCGCCCTGCTTGCCGACATAGGTCATCTGCCAGACCGGGTTCTCGCCCTGCTGCGCCACGCGACGTTTCAGGACCGGGGACTGATCCACCATGGCGACCGCGTCCTGGAACAGGATCGCCGCCTGGTCCTTCTTCGCCGCCGCCGCGTAGACCTCGGCGCGCGGCTCGCCATCGGCCACCATCATGTAGAGCCCGATGCCGCCCAGCATCGGCGACTTGCCGTTGCCCTTGCCCTCCTCGTCGTAGAACCGCGTGAAGCGGCGCAGCCAGGCATTGTGCCGCGCGCTGAACCGCTTCCAGCCGAAGAGCGACCCGATCCGGAACGCTTGGCTCGGGTGCAGCTTGAACGGCCGCCCCTCGAACTGCCCGCCGTTCAGCCGCAGCACCTTCGGAAAGAAGTCGATGGCGCGCCGCGCCGCCTCCAGGTCCCACTTGAGACCGCGCCCCGGCCCCTCGACCAGGTCGCGCAGATGACGTTCGGCCGCCGCGCGCACATAAGGCCCCGCGACGATCTCGCCCGCCGCGACGACCTGTGCCCAGGCCGTCACCGGATCCACCTCGTAAGTGACCCGGGGTTCCGTCTCGCTCACGTCAGGTAGCCCTCAGGGCCGGTCGGGTCGGTGAAGTTGAACCCGAGCTGACCGGCCCCGGTGAAACCGCGCTCCGCTGCCGGCGTCATGCCGAAGTCATTTGCCAGTCCGCGGATCTGCCGGAACGTCTCATTCAGCTGCGCCACCTCCGGCCGGCTCTTGATCTGCACCCCGTTGCGGGTCTCGCTCTCGTAGGTCTCGCCGAGCTCTTCGAGCTCCAGCGCGATCCGGTCATGGCGCACCACGGCCGAGCAGAGCTGCCGGAACATGTAAACGTTGGAAGGCTTCAGCCGATCGACGGTCGGGTGGCAGAGCGGCAGCGCCAGGCGGTCGAAGGTCCAGCGCATCTGGCCGGTCAGCCCCTCGGGCCGCAATTCCTCCAGCCGGGCCCGCGCCCGCTCCTCAAGGTTATGGAGTTGCACTCCATCCTCGGCCAGCGGCACCACGTTCTGCTCTGTCGGTTTGCGACCTCGCATGCCTTCCCTCTAACTCCCTCTACCACGTGGCTTTTTCTATCCAATTTCGACTTTGCACACAGAAAGGTTCCCCCTCCGGTTTCCACCGAAAGCGGATTTTCTGCGGACCCTCCCCCCGGGGCCATGACCCCGGGAGCCTGCTCTACTGGTTGGCCGGGTGTTCGGGATCGAGAGGCCAGCCATCTTCGCCGCGCTCTTCCGAATAGCCCCGCGCCTCGAAGCGCTGCTTGTTCTGGTCGTGATCATCCGGGCACAGCGTTTGCAGGTTGCCCGTGTCCAGGAACAACGCCCGGTCACCCCGGTGCGGGATCAGATGGTCCACAACCAGGAACCGGCGTCGTGCGTTTGCCTGCCGCTCACCCGACGAGGTCAGAGACCCGTCGTTGACGATGCCCCGCCGAAGACACGCCCGGCACAGAGGCTCCCGCGCAAGGTGCTGGGGCCGCAGCGCGCGCCGCCAGGCCGACAGGTTGTAAAGATGGTGGTACTCGTTCCGGGCCGTCATCGCTGCCCCCAGAATGCAAAAGCGCCCGCCGGTTTCCCGTGGGCGCACTTGTTGATGATGAAGATCAAGTGGCACGCTGATGACACAGCTGTCAAGCACTGTTCGCAGCCAGACCACGCCTTGTACGGCCAGCTTGCCTGCCGTCTGGCTCATCTAGCGTAAGCTCATCCAACCTTCGACCACAAGATCACCTCGGACAAGTCCAGATTTGCGTTCTATATCTCACCTGGCATTGCAACGTGGACCTTGGTTGACTACGTTGCTTCAGAAAACGCGTGACACCCATTGGTCCAAAATTAGGAGCAGGCGCTGGCCGATTGATAATGACAACAAATTTCCCCACCCTAGAGACCGATGCAATACGCGAGGCTGTTTTCGAAGTTAGGTTTGATCCTAGCAAAGACTTCATTCCTGAAATTTTTTACGGCCGAATGTCGGACTCGGAGGAGTGGAAGAGCTATAAACCAGTGCGCCTTCCGATTGCAGACATTCCCGACGCGGTACGCCGCTCTGAGTCGAGCTTACAACACAAGCCCATCCTCGAATTGGTGTCACCCGATGGTGGAACCGCAATTAGACTCGGACCTGATGTCGTTATCTTGAGCCGTCGCGGGGAGTATGGAGGTTGGAATGAAGTGTTCGGGCATAGCATCGAGAAAATATGCCAGAGACTGTTCAGCATTCTCGGAGAGATTCGAGTAAGGCGTTTGGGCCTTAGATACATAAACGCCCTGCGATCCGATCTTCACGGCATTTCTGGCCCCAAGGACCTTCAAGTTAAGATTGATGTTGCCGATTCCTCAATCAACGGCCCATTCAGTCTCAGTTTTGTCTCAAATGCTGGCTCTCAAGTGGAGTCTCTCACGCGCCTCTCGACCACCGAGTTTGCCGGCGGCGCAATTCCAGACCATACTACCTTTGTAATTGACATTGACGTCAGAACAAACGGCGACCCCAAGATAAAGGATCTAAGAGGGGTGATAGACTGGGCGCAACGAGCCAGAGCTGAGAAAAATGAGCGCTTTTTCTCAGTCCTTGGCTCCAAAAACACCGAGCGGTTAAGAAAGAAAAACTAATGGACACAACCACCTCTAGCTACTGGAGATTGATAGACTGGCTGGACTGCACAGGCGGCGCGATCAATCACAATCAAAGATCAATGCAAGTAGATCAGAACACCGTGGCTCTCGCAGCCTCAGTCGAGGAACTTCTTTACACCAAAGAACAAGAAACCGAGTTTCCAGCGGTGACTGATTGGCTCGCAAGTGTTGAGGGTCGCATTAGGGACTCCATCGCCCCTCACACTGAGGTCGATCTATCCACAAGAGATTGGCTCAATCGTGACGCAGCTCTTGCGGCACTTACTTTTCTTCGAGATAGCTGCGATCTTTTGCCCTCCGAACCATACCTTTATGGCACACCTGAAGGCGATTTAGTTGCAGAGTTTGAGACTGGGAACCTTCGCGTCACCACTGTTATCGCCGGAAATGGTACGACCATGTTTGGTTATCGACGAGATCACGATGACTTCCCAACACAATGCATAATTCAGAACGGCAGCAACCGTCGACGGCATGAGGTCAAAGAATTCACACAGGCATTAGGCATAGGCATCAATGGGAAAGTCGAAGGTTTGGGAACCTGATCCCAGCGAACCAATCGGAAAAAATGAACGGATTGGAAGAAGGATTTGGGATACTCCGAAATTGCGCGGCGCCGACACTCAACCAGATGTCGCAGCCCTCGACATCGAGATCTTTCGCGAGCGGCGATCTAAAGAAGTCTCACTGGATCGGCTTGGACGCACAGGAATTGAGAAACGGGTAATCTCTTACTTGCAACCACGCTGTGAGTTGCACGGGGCTTCATTTAGCCCAAATCGTCGCTTTGATGGATGGGCGACAATACAAGCAGAAAAACTAACAAACAAATGGAACAACATACCAAAATGGAGCATCTCTGCATCGCCAGTGGAGGGCAATTCAGAGGTACCGAATTCCGATAACCGGTATCATGCACATGCGGTGTGCGATGGGAGCGACAATGACTTGACGGTGGCGCTGTTTCTAAGACACCTGTTTGAGAGATACGGCGATTTGCACCCCGCACCAACGAATTCGCCAAACGAACAATCTCAAAGCAACTGGCTGAAATCACTCATCACTGCCATTCGTCGCAGCATTTTTCGAGATCGTTAGCACAAGCATTAGGTTTCGCCTGACCGCGAGAACCACGAACTAGTTAAGCATCCTCTCAAACGCGGCCGCTATCGCAATTTGTATGGCTTTCACGGTTTCTCCATTGACAATCCAACCATGTTTTCGCAGCACTTCGCTAAGTCTCTTGTCCTCCAAGCAAACCATATCGACTAGACGACGATCGGTGATGTTCACCCGAGAGCCGCGCTTTGAAGGCCTGATCCGTCGCACCACCATTGCCGTGCCGTCGCCGATCCTCCGACGCAGCCGGTCAATCTCCGCCTTGTCGCGCAGTACCCGGTCCATGTAGTCGCCCGCATCCCGGCCTCGACCGGAACTCCTGGTTTCGAGAGACGATCCCCTGATGCCGGCGGCGGCATGCCGCTCGACCAGGTCGCGGTAGTGCCGCCCCATCGCGATCTGGCTCGGAGTAAGAGGATGTGGCTTGCGGTGCCGCGCCGCCTTCGCTGCCATGACATCGAAGACGTCCGCATGCTGGATCGCCGAACGCCCTCGGTAACCTGCGGGCCGCGAGACGTAGCCGTCCTTGCCGTCCGGGTAGAGTTGCTGGGGCTCGAAGACCCTGAAGACCCCACGCGCCGGCGCTTCCGGGATCTCCGGGCCGCATTGCTCGGGAACGTGGCCCCGGACCTTGACCTCCGCGATCCGCGCGGCCTCTTCCGCCTCCCGCTCTCGCCGGGCTGCCAGGTAGCGCGCGACCGGCGTCACGCTGGCCGCCCCATCGGGCGCCACGATCACCACATGCTTCATCATGCCGCTACCCCCTCCAGTGCTCGGCTCCGGATATCCTGGCACCGTTGCAGCGCGGCCCGGCGCTGGCTGCGCCACTGCGCCTCCTCCTGCGAGACCTGGTCACCGCGGGCGAGCCGCGCATCGATGTCCACCAGGCGCCGCCGCGCCTCATCTGCCCGTTGCTTCACTTGGCTCACCAACCAGGGCCCCGGCCACTTCCGATCCTCACGCAGCTGGCGCAGCAACTCGGGCGCCCAGAACTCGTCGAGCGCTTGGCGGCCGAGCGCCGAGGCGAAGACCGCGCGCTGCAGTGGCGAGCCGTCGCCCGGGGGCTCCTGCATCTGCCGTGCCCAATCGAGGATCTTGTTGGCGATCGGGAAGCGGTCTCGGTCCTTCCCGCCCGGGTTGGCCGCAACCACCTCGGCCAGCGCTTGCAGGTTCGCCGCGTTCATGTAGGCCAGCATCTGGCAGAGCTCGCCCGTCATGACCTCGAACTGCGCCTTGGTCAGGGTAGAGGGCTTCCCGAGCCCCAGCCTTTGCAGTGGCTCAATCAGCTCCGCCTTCACCCGGCGCTCGCCCTCTGCCTGTTCTCTCGCGTCCATTGCCGATGTCCCTCCTTCTCTGCTCTCCGGAGTTATCCACCAGTCCCGCGGCCGATCTGTCGCGCGACTGCCCTCTTTCCTGTTTTGTCCCTGTCTATGTCCCTGTCGTGCAGGACAGTCTCAGACTGTCCGAGACTGTCTCGAAGTGTCTTTCGGACAGTCTCGGACAGTGTCAGGACAGTCTTGCCCGCCCAAGGTCGAAGACATGGTTGGACCACGCCAGCATGGCCCGCTCGATCCACGCGGCGCTGCGATACTCGCAGCCCTCTTTCATCAGCCACTCGTCGATCCAGCGCACCGCGGCGTCGTTCTTGGCGAGCTCGGCCTGGTACCCTGCCACCGTCGCGCGCAGGCGTTGCAGGCGCTTGGCAGCGTTGGCCGCCTCGTTCCGAGCCCGGTTATCCTCTTTCCTGGCAATCGCCTCGGTGAGGGACCGCAAGACCATGGGATGCATCAACCGTATCTCGCCGCCTTCACACCGACAGCGGGTCCACTTGTGCAGCGGGCCGTAGTCGAGCTTGCAGAGCGCCCGGAAGTGACCGGGATCGAGGAAGAGCATCTTGGCCAGTACATCCATGTCGTCGGGCAAAGTGCCGACAGGCGACTGGTCATAGGCGATGTTGGTCAGGTCGAAGTAGAGCGCCCGACATTCGGGCGTTCCCTTGAGGCGCATATCGGAGTTCAGCCAGCGCCGGCGTTCCCAGACCATGAAATAATGGCTATCCAGCCGGTCATCCGCACCAAACGGGTAATCCGGCAGTTCGTCCGCATCAACTGGCAGGAGATGGACGGCCCGAGTTGTCATGAAAAACACCCGGGCCGCAGCGGGTGTGCAGCCGGCAAGGGGCATATCTTGCTACACATAGGCCCGCGTATCCCAACGACCTGCAAGGTCATCTGGTTCCGGCTCAGAGCCACCCTCACCTTTGCCCGGCGAATGTCCGCCCTCGTCCAGTAGGTAGACGGGTTTCACGGCCGCGAGCGCGAGCTCGACCGCGCGCCAGACCTCGAGCGATGTCTCCCAGCCCGGTACCGGCGGAACCACCACGAGCTCGGCGAGACGCGCCACCGGCTCGGGGTCCGCCTCGGGCAGCCCCGCCCAGGCACTGACGCAGGCGGGCGCGATGGCCTGCACCCCTGCCCCGGCCAGCACCTGCAGCCACTCGGAGGCGCTTTCCGACGCCGCATCCATTCCACCCGGGAAGCCAGCGTAGGGTGTCGCAAGGCACGCGAGACGCCCCGCCTCACGCTCTGCCAGATCACCGAGACGCACGCCCTCCTGGAGCAGCGTCGAGCCACCCCAAAACCAGCGCAGCCAGATCCAGTCGGGACGATCCGGGAAGTCCCCGGCGCAGGCCATCAGGTCACGCATGACCGCTCCAGCTATCTTGCAGGTTCATGCTGCCCTCTTGAGCTCGGATTGAAAGAATGCCGTGGCGTCTGGATCGGTGAGCATGACCAGGAGCGCGGTATGACTGGTCGGCGCCGTCACCGCGCCCCACCAATTATGTGCCGTCTGGAAGCTGACATCGCAGAACAGCGCCACGTCCCGCGGGCTGTTGAAACGGGCGCGAAAGTACGCAGACCAGAGTTTCGCTGCGTTAGCCTTCAGCGCATAAGGATCCAGACGATTTGCCCAAGACTCTTGTGCCCCTTCCGTGCCACGGTCTCGGCATGACACGGCATTGTTCACGATCAGGGTTAAGCGCGGGCGGCTCATGCGGCGTCACCAACAACAGCCTCGGGGAAAAAGTGGTCGGGAGTGAGGCAAAAGCGACCGCGGCGAGCCTCTCTTATCAGTGCCTGCTGACACTCGACCGGGATGAAGCCCCCGGTTCCTCCCTTATGCTTGGGATAGGTCCAGCGCCGAACGCGGGTTTCATCGCGACCGGTGATGTCAGCTACAGCTTTGACGCCGCCACAGATTGTTATGATCGTGCTCGCAGGTTCCATACGCATAGATTGCGATAATCGCAACATCAGTCAAGAAGAAAGGTTGCGATTATCGCTCATTTTGAAACGATGCGATTTCCGCAATAAATACCAACATGGATGTCATAGACGGAAACTGGATCAGATCGCGCCTGTCTGGCGCACGAGGCGAGCAAGCACAGCTCGCCAGGTACCTTGGCATTTCGACTGACAAACTTACGAAGATCTTGGCTGGAACCCGAAACGTGCAGCCGCGCGAAGTTCCGCTACTCTTCGAGTTCTTCAAGGAGCGGCTCAGCCCATCTGAGGAAGTTGATTTTGACTTGCTTCAACAAATCGGTCGGCTGAATAAAACCGGGCAACGAGTTCTGCAAAAGCAACTGGAAGCTCTTCTGGAGAGCCCAGAATTTGTTCGGCAAGACAGAAACAACGAGACAGACGGTTGATCTCTTCCTGATCCAACTTGGCAAGCAAAGCTCGCAACTGATCGTCCATTGGCTCCTCCGGTAGTTCTAGTGTAACTCAACGCTCTCGCCCCCTGCGAGAACGGCAACACAACACAACCAAAACCAAGTAAAATCAATGAGATAAGACCTGATCGATACCGTGCGGCCCAAACAGGCAATATTCGTTGCCTCGCTCACGGCATCCTTCATTGCACCATCTCACTAACGTCGCTCGCCCTCGTCTCCGCTCTCGACGTCATGCCGCGATAGATCAATCGTGCGATAATCGCAATATTTATCTTGACAGATATTGCGATTATCGCACTTATATCCTCATCAACCTGATGGAGGATTGAATGCAAGACGACAGGAAAGCGGTGCTGAGCGATGCGCGTCACGTGGCGCTCACGCCCGAGGACTACCTCGATGACCCGGCCCAGTTCGTGGCCGCCTGGGCCGCCATGAAGGCCGGGCGCGGACAGGGCTTCGACCCGGCCCGGCTGCGCCCCATGCACATCATCGTTCCGCCCGGACCCGCGCCGGAGCCGACCGAGCAGACCCTCGAGCGGACGGGTCAGAAGATCCGCGCCGTCATCGAGGCCCGGGGCTACGCGGTCCGGCGTGACGATGCCGCCTGAGGGAATGCGTGGTGATCTTTGCACTCGGTATGTTTGTCCGCGCGGTCCGCCCGCGCCTGCCCCACCCCGATGATCGAACGGGGGATACCGGCGCGAGGATGGCCGGTGTCTTCCCTGGGACGGGTCCGTGCCCCGTCTTGCAATTGGCGCGGACCCCGCGCGGGCAGGCCAATCCTCCCCCGAAGCCCTGCCCGCGCTTCATCTCGAGGAGGCGTTCCCATGACAAAGGCCCTGCATGACTTCCCCGCCGATCGCGAGAGCGGCGCCACCGACTGGGAGGACAAGGGCGTGCCGGATCACCCGGCGCCCCTGCCCGACGACATGCACATGGCGCTCTCCGAGGAGCTCGCGCACCTCGACGCCATCGCGGCGCTACGCCCCTTCGTCTGGGCCGGCATCGCCACCATCATCTTCTGGGTCGTGCTGCTGCTCGCGCTGCTGCTGACCTGATCCCCTTTCCGCCCGGGGCGCGGCGCAGGCTGCCACTCACGATGTTCGCCGCGCCCCACGTGTGACTGACCCGCCCTGCGGCCCTGCAGGCTATTCCGGAGACATTCCATGTTCGATGACACCGCCCCCCGCATGAAGGAGACCGAGGCCGACCGCGCCGTCCGCGACAAGGTCGAGCAGGCCACGGCCGACCGGCTCCGGTCCTTCATCGAGCGTATCGAGCGGCTGGAGCAGGAGAAGGCGGAGATCGCAGGGCAGATCAAGGAGGTCTACGCCGAGCTCAAGGCCGAGGGTTTCAATGCCCCGGCCCTCCGCGCCCTCGTCAAGCGTCGCAAGCAGGACCCCGACACGCTCGCAGAGCACGAGGCCGTCCTCGAGCTCTACATGGCCGCCCTCGGGATGGGTTGAGCACGCTCCTACCAATCGAGAACCACCGAACTACCAGGAGCAGCTTCTGACATGCCGGCAGCCAAGCCCACAAAGCAGCAGATCGAACGCGCACTAGCCGCATGGGAAAGAGCTGGCTTGCGGGTCGGGGCAGTTGAAATCCATCCCGACGGCACGATCAGGATCGAGCGAGCGCCTGAAGAAGTTGCGACGCCACAGCAATCGAAACAGGATCACAGAACCCCGATTCCGTGGACATGAGCTAGATGAAAGTTAAGTACCCTGGCCTCTTGGCCGAAAAGCTTCCCTCGGGCGCCACCAGGTACAGAGTCAGAGTTGAGGGAAACAAGGCCAAGCGCATTCCGCTGACGATCAGTCCCGATCATCCGCAGTTCGTTGAGGTCTATCTCGCCGCCCGAGCAGGGGTCCGGATCAGCCCAGAGTCAACACCTGAGGAACGGGCCATTCGTGGTTCCATTGGCTGGATCGCGGCGAAGCACTTGGCGTCTCTGGAGCGCTCGGTCGAGGCAGGTGTCGTCTCCCCTCTAACGCTCAAGAAGCGGATTGGTGTCATGAAGGTGCTGACTGATCGATACGCCGACTACGCGAGCGATATGCCGCAATCGAAGCTGCTAGAACTACGGGACGAATTCGTTGCTACCCCAGCCCGCGCAGACAGCATCATCGAGGGCATCCGGTCGATGTACCGCTGGGCATGCGAAAGGCAGCTTTGCGATGTAAATCCAGCCCTCGGCATAGCTCGGATCGACAAAGGAAAGGGAGGCGCCGTCCCTTGGACTTCCGATGACCTGCTCAAGTTTCGTGAAAGGCATCCACCGGGAACAACGCCTCACCTCTGCCTCACCATTCTGATGTTCACCGCCTGCCGCATTGGCGATGCGATCAAGCTGGGACGTCAACATGAAACGAACCTGGAAGGCGTCAGAGCCTTGCGGTGGCAACCGACCAAGCGGGGCTCGGCCGAAGTGACCATCCCGATCCTACCGCCGCTATATCGCGCGACGCGGGCAGTGAAGGTTCTGGGAGACACCTACCTCCTAAACAGTAAGGGAAACGCATTCTCGACGCCGGACTCACTGGGCAATATGTTCAGGCGTTGGTGCAGCGAGGCCGACCTCAAAGGTCGCAGCGCGCACGGCATACGCAAGGCTGCTGGCCATCTCCTGGCAAAAGAGGGATGTTCGCAATACCAGATAATGACAATCCACGGACACACTCAGGCACAGACCTCAGAGATCTATACCAAGGGCATCGAGCGTTGGCGCCTAGCGCGCGACGCAATGAGCGCGCTGGAGGGTATGGATTGGTGAGCGTTGAGGAGACACACAACGGGACTCGAAACGCAAAAGTGTCCCATGGCCCCTTTGAACGTGGGACACTTAGGTAGCTATGCCGATGATAGATAAGGGAAAACCGGAAGAGATTGGAGCGGGTAGACGGAATCGAACCGACATAGCCTGCTTGGAAGGCAGGGGCTTTACCATTAAGCTATACCCGCAAATCTCGGCCGTGTGTATTTTACGGGGATGGACGGGTCAAGCGGCATGTTGGCGTTCGCTCTGATGAAAAGACAGCGGCTGGAACGGCGGGCTCTTGCGTGGAGGCGGAGCCGGTCATGACGCGTGTCCTGATGCTGTCGAGCTTTGTGGCCCACGGCCACGTGGGCCTGTCCGCAGGCGCGACGGCCCTGCACATGCTGGGGCACGAGGTCACCCAACTGCCCACCGTGATCCTGTCGAACCATCCCGGCTGGCCCCATGTCTCCGGCGCCCCGCTGCCGGTGGCGCAGTTGCGCGGCATGGTGCAGGCGCTCGCGGCCAACGGCTGGCTTTCGGATGTCGATGCGGTTCAGACCGGTTACCTGCCCAGCGCCGACCACGTCCACCTCGCGGTGGAACTGGTCGAGCATCTGCGCGCGGCCAACCCCGCCGTCCGCGTCGTCGTCGACCCCGTGCTTGGCGACCGGCCCAAGGGGCTCTACGTGCCCGACGCGGTCGCCGTCGCGCTGCGCGATCACCTCGCCCCGCGCGCCGACCTGCTGACCCCGAATGCCTTCGAACTGGGCTGGCTCACCGGTCGGGCGACGGAGACACTGGACGATGCGCTCCTGTCAGCGCGGCAACTGGCTGGCGGCACCCGGCAGGTCCTGCTGACCTCCGCGCCGCTCGGGCCCGGGCGGACCGGTCTCCTGCACTCCGGTCAGGACGTCACCGGTCTCTGGTCGGCGGATCTGCACGAGGGCGTTCCGAACGGCGTCGGCGATGTGCTGGCTGCGCTGGTCGCGGCGGGGCTGGCCCCGGGTGCCGCGCTCGGCCATCTCGACGCACTGATCCGCGAGAGTCTTGGCGCGCCGCACCTGCGCATCGCCGAAGCCGCACCGACATGGACCCTCGCCCCGCCACTTGCTCCCGATCCTCAACCTGACCTGCAGGAGACCTGA